AAAATCCATCGAGGCCGCGCATGCCGCCATGTCAGCCAATCAGAATGATACCCTCTATGCGCTGGGCGGTGCAACGGCGTTTGATCCGGCAGCGATCTTAACCTGGTCGAAGGATTACACGCATCTCATCGGGATTGCGGCTCCCATCCGGTCAGGCGGCCGGGTACGCGTCACCAACACCGTCACCACGGCCACCACGGGCGAGGTGGTGATTTCGGCCACGGGCTGCACCTTCGAGAACATCCACTTGCAGTATGGCGACAGCGCCACCGGGACCAGCGTTATCGGCACGTCGATCACGGCCGGCCGCAACGCCTTCCTCAACTGCCACTTCGAAGGACCGATCAATGCCACCATCGGGGCGGCTGCGTATCGCACGTTGAACATCGCCACCGACGTTCAGGACTTGTATTTCGGCGGTTGCCAATTCGGTCAGCGCACCATCCTGGCCACCGGCGCTACCGGCGCCACCGTGCATTTTGCAGGCGCGAACAACACCAACTTCGTGTTTGATGACTGCTTCTTCAACGCCTACAACAGCAATACGGCATCGGCCACTCTGAGCTTCGTCAACAATGCCATGCCCGATTCCGGCTGGTGCCTGCTCAGGCGGTGTTTGGTCATTAACCACTACAACGCCAACATCGCGGACGTGATCAGGTTCGCAACCGGCGCTCATGGAGCGGTTATCCTTCAGGATTGCGCTCTTGCCGGACTCGGTACGCTCGTGTGGGCAACGAACAACAAGACCACCATATTCTCAACGAGCGCGGCTGGCGCTGCTACCGGCGGCGTGGGTGCAAATCCGGCGTAACGATAAGCACGGGGGCGGCTTGTCCGCCCCTTTAACAACAAGACAAAGGAGAACTTAAATGCCTGACACAGAGATTGACGAACAAGGTGCAGAGCACGACCAGGAGGCCGAGGCGGCTTTCGAGGAAGAAGACGGGGCCGCTGAAGAGAAGCCGGCCGAGAAAGACGGCGGCGGCGCTGATGGCAAGGATGCCGAAGGCGGCGAAACCAAGGACGAGAACGAAACCAAGGAAGACGAAGAGGCCGAACCTGAAACGGCAGAACAACGGGCGCTGAAGCGGGCCGAGGCCCTGGCCGGCGGAGATGGCACCGATAAGGAATTCAAGGAGGGCGTCGGCGACAAGGAAAATGAGGATGGAGGCAAGGAGAAGTCAGCCGTAGCCACGCTCACCAAGGAGCAGGTTGGGGAATTCTTGTCGATCATCGGCGAATCAGACCTGCCCGCCAAGCCCGTCATCATCGGAGACCAGGAGGTTGACCTGGCCAAGTACGCCAAGGAATACCCTGACGAGTTCAACAGCAATGTCGTCCTGGCCGGGATAATCGCCAAGAAGATGGTCGAGAAACAGCTCAAATCATCCGGGTATGTTTCGGCCGAGGATCACCAGAAGACCACGGCGGCGCTCAATGACGAGATCGTAAGGCTGAACTTCTGGGGCGAGGTCATGGAATTTCACCCCGACGCACGAAAGATAGCCAAATCGGACGAGTTCAAGACCTGGATGGCGGAACAGCCCCGCAAGATCCAGATGCTCGGGCAGAGGAACAACGCCGAAGACGCCGTTGCCATGCTGGACTTCTACAAGGAGGACCTCGCCAAGAAGGCCCTGAAAAAGAAGGACGACGAGGACAAGGGCAAGAAGACCAAGAAGGATGCGCTGTTGGGGGGCGGAGTTCGGGCAAAGCCGACGGCGCCCAAGGAGAAACCGGGATCGGATGATAACCCCGAGGAGGCCTTCAATGAAGCCGCAGATGCAATCGCCAATTCCCGAAAGCGATAGGTTTATCCCTATCGACATGGGGCGGGAAATGCGGTGTCCCGACTGCCATAAGCTGCTGGCCAAGGGCGACATCGGCTCCAAGGGAAAGATGGAAATCAAGTGCCCGCGCTGTAAAACCATGTGCAGATTTTGCCGTTTGGCGTGATGGAAACGATATATAAATCAGAACTGAGAGCCCACGAGTCTCCAAAAAATATTCAACAAGGAGACTCATATGGGATTACCAAGCAATACCACGACGTACGATGATATTTCCCCTCGTACAAGGGCAAAGGCTGCCGCCCGTCTTCTCGGGCGCGGTCAGCATCTCATGGTCGCCGAGAGGTTTGGGCAGACCGACCCCCAGCAGAAGAACAAAACCAAATCGGTAAAATGGCGCCGGTATAACTCTTTCGCCCGCGCCATTGCGCCCCTGGCCGAGGGCATCCCTCCGACCGGACAGAAGCTCACCTGCACCGATATCGATCTGACCCTTGAGCAGTACGGCGACTGGTATCCGCTCACCGATGTGGTGGTTGATACCCACGAGGACGACGTTCTCAAGGAGATGATGGACCTGTCCGGCGAGGCAGTGGCGGAGACCATTGAGACCCTCAGAATCAACGTGCTCAAGGCCGGAACCAACGTGTACTACGCCAACGCGGCCACGACCAGGGGCACCACGTCATCCCCGCCGCTCAGGGGCGATTTCCGTAAGATCTATCGTTACCTGAAGAGCCACAAGGCCCGCGAGATCACCCAGATCATAGCGGCCTCTCCGAAGATCAGTACCGAGCCGGTTGACGCGGCCTATTTCTGCATGGGCCATACCGACCTTGACGCCGATTTGCGCGGAGTTCCTGGGTTCATCCCCGTCAAGAACTACGCCGACAGCACCAAGGCCCTGCCGGGCGAGATCGGTTCGATCGAGCAATTCCGCATCATCCTGACCCCGATGTTTGAACCGTGGCTTGCCGCCGGCGCATCCGGAACCAGCAACCTTTCCGGCGGTACGGCGGTAACAACGGCTGCGGCGGCGGACGTTTACCCGCTGATCTTCGTGGCGCGTGACGCCTACGGCATCGTTCCTCTTCAGGGATACGGCGCGGTCACTCCGATGGTGGTCAACCCGAACAAGCCTTCGGTCGGCAACCCGCTCGGTCAGCAGGGCTTCGTGTCATGGAAAACATATCAGGGGTGCGTGATCCTCAACCATTCCTGGTGCGCCCGTCTTGAGTGCTGCGTGACGGCCAATCCTGAATAACGAATAACGAGAAAGAAGGAGAACAGTTATGAGAATCGGCGGAACATTCAACGGCACCGGGGCGGCGGTTTATATCTGCCTTGGTTTCGTACCGGATTTTTTCAGGCTCTGGAACTGCGAAGGCAGTCAGGCATTGCAACTCGAATGGAACAAGAACATGCGCACCACGGAGATCCAGGAAGGCGTCGAGCTGGCGACATCCACCTTTGCGGCCAACACCGTGGGCGCAGGCATCAAGCGGTATTACGGCGGCGACCTGATGACCTCCACGAATCAGACCAGCGTAACCTATGGCGAAGGCGTGTACCTCCGGCGCGATGAGATTTCTGATTATCGCCGGTACACCAAGTCCGCCCAGGGCATCTTCGGCGATGCCGAGTCGGTAGACATCGACACCTGGACGCTCTACAGCGGCTATACCGGCCATTTCAACGGCGACGTCGTCGGAACCTATATCGGTGAGGGTTCTCCGATCTGCATCGACGGCAAGTGGTACTACATCACCACGCTTGCCGCAGGGTACGGCTCCTTAACCAGTGCCGTAACGCTGGACCAGACCGGCGTGCCGTCTGGCACCGTCACCTGCATCGGCGGCATGTTCGATTTCAAGCCCGTGCCGCTGGGTGAAACCACCAAGGCCGGTGTGGTCATCAGCGACACCACCGTCAATGTCAACGACGCACTCTGCGCCTTTGAAGCAGGGATCTACGACTTCTAAGTCGTAACATCATCATAAACCCTGAGCCTCCCTGGAAGGCCAAAACTCACAAGGAGAGTAACCACATGAGTAACCTTCCAGAACCCCAAGAAAATCCGGACCTGATTTTCGCCGAAGACGGGCAGCCGTTCAACGGCAAGAAAGAATTAACGGCCGAGATGAACAAGAGAGGGATCACGAATTTCACGGTAATTGATGTCGGCAACAAGTACGCGGCCTATGTCGAATCGTACTGGTGGGTCAAGTTTCAGGCCAAGTCATCCAAGAATGATACGAACGATGTGGAGCTCGCGGTCAACGGCGATACGATCATCGTGAAGCGCGGGGAGAGAGTATGTCTGCCCAACAGGTTCCTTGAGTGCGCCGACCATGCCACCTATCCGCAGTTCGAGCAGTTGCCCGGCAAGCCAAGGAAGATCGTCGCTTATATCCAGATTTACCCATACGAACGCATATCCAAGACCACGGAAGCGGAATACCGGAAGATGCTCTCCGAGGGCACCAAGACCACCAAGGAAGCCATTACAAAGTATGGGTCTGATTATGACCCTGAGAGGTTGGGGGCATAACATCAGATGTCATCGGCCATAAGCCTATGGACCAATGAGGTACGCAAGGACGTTCCCGGATGCCCCGGCTTCACCATTGAAGACGCCGTGTTGCGCACCCTGCGCGAGTTTTGCGCCTATACGCAGTGCTGGGTAAAGCAGCTTGAACCGATTGCGCTGGTAGCATACCAGAACAGTTACGCAATAGGAACCGTCCTTGGTGATCCCGTCCGCATTACCCATATCGAGGTTGACGGGAACACCTTGGCGCCCGTGGCGGAGAAGGACCTTGACGATACCGAGACCGACTGGCGCAACACCACGGCCAGCGTTCCCACGCGATACCTGATGGGCAACGATCTCTATATCAGACCGGTCTATACCCCGAACGAGGCTTCAGACGCCTACTTCACGCTTACCGATCTCACCTTTACCGCCCCCGACACTATCACCAGTACGGCGGGCGGCTTTGTGACCGGAGGCCTGTCTTCGGGTCAGACGGTCACGGTAAACGGTACGACGGCAACGGCCGGCGCGACACTGAACAACCGGGACTTCGTGATTGAGTCAGTCACGGAAACCACCTTGACGGTGGAGGGCGGCGTTGCCAGCGAAGGCAGCGGGGCAACAACGGCTGTCTTCGGCGTTGGCGTCCTGAATGTGTGGGCGGCGTTCCAGCCTGCCCGCACCGCTACGACCGTCGAGGACTTTCTCTACAACGATTACCTGGAAGTCATTGCCGATGGGGCCAAGGGCCTACTGTTCGGGCTCATGGCAAAGCCGTGGACAAACGGAGAACTGGCGCAGTATTTCACGGGGCTCTACAAGAAAGGCCGCAGCGTGGCCTGGCATGAAAAGCGCTATGGTCTGACCACGGCAACCACGCGCGGGGTGAGCGCGTAATGGGCCTATTGACTGCAGCGGGCATCATCACCACCAGGGTTCGCCCTGTTCTGCACGACACGAACTCCAGCTCGTACCGATGGTCTGACACCTTGATGCTAGCATGGATCAATGATGCCGCGCGGTTCGTGGTGCAATGCAACCCGAAGGCCTACGTCACAAACTCGGTATGGCAGCTTGAGCGCGGTACGGTGCAGCATATCCCTACGAACGGCATAGAACTCATCGACATTCCCTGCAACTACACCTACGCGAGCGGGGTATATTCCACCGGCGCGGCCATAACACTTACAGACAAGGCGGTTGTCAATGCGCTCGATCCGTCATGGCGCAGCGCCACGGCAAGCGCCACGGTTGAACTCTGGATGTTCGACGAGCGGGACCCAACGCATTTTGAGGTATATCCGCAGCAACCGGACACAGACACGGGATATGTCCTGGGCATCTATTCCCTGTGCCCGACCGACCTGACCGACATCACCCAGGTCATTGTGCTGAACGATGTCTACGCCAGTCCGATGATCAACTATCTGTTATTCCGGGCGTACTCCGAGGAAACCGACGCCAACGCTTTACAGCAGGCCGTGGGGTACTACAACATCGCCGTAACCGAACTGGACCGCAAGGATCTGATCATGAAAACCTATGACCCCAACAAAGCGAGGCTCTCGTAATGGGACAGCAGCTATTTGCCAACAACGTGATCATGACGTTGGCCGGGAACCTGGCGGCGGCCGATACATCGTTCACGGTGAAATCCGGGGATGGCGCACAATGCCCCGCAATTGCGGCAACCGATGAAAACTGGTTCCTGCTCACGATTATCAACAAGGACAATACACGCGAGATCATCAAGATCATTGAGCATGTGTCCGGCAGCGACACGTTCACCATTGGCAGCTCGGCCGCTGTTCCACATACGGCCGCTGTCGCGGGCAGGGCATACGAGGCCATCAACGGCGTTCAAACCGCCCTGGCCATAACCGCCGCCGACGATCACAGCATCCGATTGAACATGACGGCCGGCACCGTTGAAGATGCCATGGCGTTTGCCTCCGTGGCTTCGACCGTAGCAGAGCTTGATACCTTGCATTTATCGGGCGTCACCAATGCCGATCTGATCGCTTTGCATGCCGCCACGGCAACGCCTACGGCCAGCACCATTGCGAAATTCAATGCAGACGGCATCATGAAGTCCGCAGAGCTGAATATGACCGATGAGGCCAGCGCGACCAGCGATACTGCAACGACCACATTGGATCTCGGAACAGTCACGGCGGGAGATAGAATCTTCGTATCGGCAAGAGCCACGTTGACCGTAGGCACCGGAACACCTACCGCAGGCATCAGCGTGTCAAAAAGTTCCGGCACGGCCACCGTCGTATTCAATCATGACAAAACATCCATGGTGCATCAGCTCAGTAATTATACACCCTCATCGGGATTATATCTTCATATGTCCGGCATTGCGAAAGTAACAGTAAGTGGGACTTTGGTATTGAGATGCAACGCGACATACACGGGCGGAGCGATTGCCGACAATCAAATTTACGCATTCTTCTTGAAGAAGGCATAGCCTCAGATGAAAATTACCCTGGCCGCCACGGTAGGTATCAAGCCCCGCACCGCAGCCCATCTGCTGTCGGAAACAGAGGCCCAGGTAGCCGAGAACGTGCGGGCCGAAAAAGGCGATATGCGGGGATGGAAAGCGCCGATTATCATTACCTCCCTCACGGGCACGGCCTATAAGGCCCTGTTGAAATACGTCGAAAATAGCACGGAGCACTGGGTCACAAGCACCAATGCCCTGAACTGGGTTAAAAGCCCCATCGCCCAGGACGCCTATTGCCGTCTGTACTATACCGGGGAATCGGAGCCGCGCGTCTTCGCCGATACGCTGGTATCGTCGCCCTTCAGCGCCTCCACCGATTATTATAAGTGGGGCGTGGTCGCCCCGACTACTGCGCCCACGGTGGCCGGCAGCGGGTCCCTGACAAGATATTATTTCTACACCTTCGAGAACGCCTTCGGCGAAGAAGGCCCGGGCAGTCCAATTGGCGGGGGAACATCGGTTGCGGCCTCGCCGGTTGGGATTTCCGATCTTCCGGCTTCCGATGCCGCACTGATATCCGGACGGCAGATCACCAAGATCAATCTCTACCGCACGGGCAGCGGCACGGCCGGCAAGGCGTATTATTTCTACGTCCTGACGGCGACCTGGTTTGATGCATCGACGGCCTACGCCGTGGGCGACTTCGTGCTCTATGGCGCCACAGCGGCCAAGACCTTGTATAAATGCACGTCCACCCATGCGGCCGGGGCCTGGAACGCCGGGCACTTTACCGCCGGAGATGACGTTTCTGATGCCACGCTTACCGCCGAGGATGTCTGTGAGAGCGAGACCTATGAACCGCCTCCGTCGGGCATGAAGGGCGCGGTTATGACATCCAACGGCATAGTGGCCGGCTATGTCGGCAATCAGATCTATTTCAGCGAGCCTTTTTTGCCGCATGCCTTTCCATCCGGATATTCGCAGTCCATCGAGGAAGATGTCGTTGCGCTGGGGGCGTTCGGTGAAAGTGTGGCTATCCTCACCGAAGGCGTACCTTATGTGGCCACGGGCACGGCGCCGGAACAGATGACCATTCCCAAGGTAGGAAGCGATAAGAAGCCCTGTCTATCAGCGCTCGGGGTTGTGACCGGCAAAGATGGCGTCATATACCCATCAAAGGAAGGTCTTATCCGCATAGACGCCGATGGATTCAGCAATGTATCGCGGGCCTGGCTCACGCCTACGGAATGGGCGGAGTATTACCCCGACACGATCAGGGCGGTCTATTATGCCGGTAAGTACATCGGCTTTTATTCATACGCCGGTGTATCGGGCGGGTTCATACTGGACCTGGACAACAACACCTTCATCGATCTGGACTTCTATGCCCAAGCGGCATTCGTGGACACGGACGGCACCCTGTACCTGATCATGGACGATGAATCAACAGCATCCCCTAAACCACAGTGCATCAAAGAATGGGAAGGCGACCCCTACAATCATCTCTATTGGCGCGTGCGCTCCAAGAAATATCTATTGCCGGGAAATATCAACTTCTCTTGCGCCAGGGTCCAGATCGACTTGGCCTATTACAATGCCGTCATTGAGCTGATGGAGGATGCCGGATATCTGGCATCCGAGAACGCGGCCCTGTTCGCGGCTTCCTTCGCTACAGTAACCGGAGACCACGCCACCTTTACGGGCCAGGCAAACGATAAGATCAAGGTCATCATCGACGGCACCACCTACGACAACATCAGCATCTCCGCATGCACCACCACCGCAGCGGTCGCCGCCGCGATCAATGCCGCCACCGGACACACTCAGGCGTCCACGGACTCCGATGATTATCTGGTGATCACCGGCAACATCCATGTTGAGATTGCCGACGGAACCACCAGCGGGCAGACGGTTGTGGCGGAGCTGGTGACGGATGCGGCCGACAGGACGGCAACGGCCGTTCCCCTGGGAAGCGCGATCAATGAGAGCGAATTTAATCTGTACGAGATCAACGGCGACAGCCTCAAGGGGCTGAACACGGTCAATATATCAACGTCCGTTATCTTCAAGCTGTACGCCGATGACGAACTGAAGTTCACCAAGACGGTGACGGATGGCGAGATTTTCAGGCTACCCGGGGGCTATCTCAGCCGGAATGTGGAAATCCAGGTGGAAGGATATATCCCTGTCCTGATGGCCGAGATTGCGACCTCGGTGATGGAGATGCTGGCGGCATGATAGACTTCATCCAATACTGCGAGATCGACGGCATACGCACGTTCAGGGATTCAGAAATCACGCACCTTTTCGGGTTGGCCATGCGTGACGGGACCTATGATCGACTCGTAGGCATACCCCTGGAGCAATTCATGCATGACCTTAAAACTGAGCGCGGCTTGGAGTTGTACGTCGTGCGGGACGATGAAAAGCCATTCTGCATGATCATCATCAATAATATCGCTGGCCGGCGCGGATTCGCGCATTTCTGCGTCTTCAGTGAATATTGGGGAGATCACACAAAGATCACTTGCGCGGCCATGGGGGTAATTGATCAGCTCCTGGATAGATTCAATACCCTGGTATGC